TATCCTCACAAATTCTAAAAAGGGTTTGTTTCCTACACCCCATGTTTCATGTCGTTTAATAAATGTGAAGCCTACAAATCGTAGCCAATCTATAGCTACCTGATAGTCTGCATCAACAGCGTTAGTAAGTAGGGGGTACTTCTTGTTTATATCTTTTACCCATTTACGTGAACCACGTAGGAAAGGTATCTGTATCTTTGTAATAGGTGGGGCAGTAAGAAGCCATACAACTCCTTCACTACCCACACCATACATACCTGCAATCTCGTTGGTTTCTTCTACAAGAAAAGTCCAACACTCATCCGATTCGTCAAGCCCTAGCTGTAGTGCTACTTCAGGGCTACCATGCGAGGCTATCACTTCTGCTTCGTCTTCTGGTCTTAGGTTATCCTTTAACCAATCAACATCAGCTTGGACACTCTGCCTCACATAACCCTTCATTACATTCTCCTTGAACGTAGTACGTAGAAGCCTTCCCACTCTGCGCTTTGAAAAGCAGCAGGTAGGTGACTATCGCTTTCTATAACAATCTCTGTGTCTGAGTTACCTACTACACCAAACTGGTATGTACCACTATCAATAGCAGCTTTGTTTAGTATGTTAGCAGCACCACCCACAATACGCCCTGTAAAGGTACGTGTATAGGTAGTACGTCTAGCAGGTGTAGTCTTGACAGTAAAGAAGCCTGTGTTATTGTACACCACAGACCAGTTACGAATACGTAGGTCTGCTGTGGTAACAGGATTGTTGTTAATCTTAGGAACAGGCTCAGAGAACTGGTACTTAAATGTAAAAGGTATACCAGCAAACACTACCTCACCAGCAGACAGCTTACCTGCTACAGATGACAGAGGTATAATACCCCCATCCTGTGCTATATAAATAGTATTACTATCAGTATAAGGTACGGCTGTCAAGCCTGATGTTTCTAATCTTACACGTCTGTCCAGATGAACAGAGAACTTACCGTCAGTATATCCTGTAGCATCATCAACAGACAGGTTGATACGTTCTAGGAATAAATTAGTACCACGCTTAATAAGTATGTAGATATCTGCTAGGTTAAATGACACACCTATGACATCACCATCAAATACCCAACGTGACCATGAAGCCTGTAGCTTTTCTCTACCTTGCCAGTAGTACCTATACACATAGAAAGCTTGTGCATCGTTACTAGACTGTAGTATAAGCATGTCCTCGTTAGACGATGCTTGGATGTTTGTTACCTCACCATCAATGTACTCAGGTACGTGTGACGTAATCTCACTAGCATCGTTAGTGTCTGTGTCGCTGTCTACAAAGTATTCCCACATGCCTGACCATACGCCACGCTTGGAAGCAAAGTATACGTACTTACCAGACTGTGCTGGCTTGGCTCTCAGTGATGCCTCAAACTCTGTTGTGTTGGCTACGTTGACAGTCTCAGGGGTAAGTACAGGGTCTCCTGTTACCTTGAACTGTGTGAGGTCTGAGAAGAGAAGTAGGCTCTCGTTAAACGGTACAGCATGTTTAAGTAGGCTAACCTTGTTAGAAGACACTGCCACATCTATGGGGTCACTATCTACAATGGTTAGTGCTGACTTACGAAAGAAGTCAAAGTTTACAAACTCACCTGCACGAGAGAAGATAACATTCTCATCTGCTAGTAGACCTAGCCTGTTACGATGGAAGAAAATATCAGCTAGCTTAAATCCTATGAAAGAAGGGAAGGGGTTGGTATCATCGTTACCAATCTTTCTATCTTCGTAAGACTGTGTACTAAATGTAAAGTTAGCACTAGTATCTTTTACCAGCTTATGTGGCATGGTGCTAGCATCTAAATCAATAATTATATTAGGCTCTACCGTTTCTTTCCATACACCATTGTTGTACTGGACGTAGTAATCGTCCTGTGCTTTCTGGTTATCCCCTGCTACCTCAATAACAAAGTCATTAGGTGCTTCAACAGGTAACTTCTTAAAGTCAGGTGTAGTATCTTTGAATAATAGCAGGTGGTCTCCACCATGCGAATCACCTACAGCTACTTGAAAGTTTGTGGTATCTGTGGATTGTATATGTAGCACTGAGCCGTAACGAGTAATCGTTAAGCCAGTGACAGCAGAACCATTAGTAATGTTATCATAGTATGTACTGTTTACACCTGTACCACTAAACGTATCTAAGTTCTCTGCAATAAAATCAGTAGATGCACCACGCTCTGCGTTTTGTGTTAGTGATGTACTAGACTGTGTACTAGACTTAGTAGCAAACTCAACAGTGCTTGTGCTTGAACCTTTGGTTAAAGTTAGTCTGTATGTAGAAGAGTAGTCAGCCTGTTTGACATACACCAATGCTTCTGGATTACGAGCAGGTGATGTAGTAGTACCTTGTGCTACAGTTATATTCTTGTTTACAATAAAGGTATTGTCTGCGATAGATACAGCAGCAAGTTCTTTACTAGGGTCAGTCAATCCTGATAGGTATGAAGCTGCGTTGTTAGTAATAGTACGTGATGTACCATCCTTATCGAACACACGAATAGTACCTGCTGTGTCAATCACTAGAGAATAAAACTCGTTCTCATCTCTACGAATAGTGTGGATAAAAGCTTTATCTAGGTTTGAGATAACGCCTAAGTCAGCTACATGCTGTGTACTAGGACGCTTAGACAAACCAGTAACCACACTAGACAGGCCGTTCTCTTGTAGCTCTGCCTGTGTATTAAGGCGTAGAGATGGCGGCTGTTGAGATACCCCATTGATTAGGTTGGGGATAGATTGACTGATGAGTGCCATTAGAAAGTTCTCCTACCCTGCCTATCAATAATGCTGAATGTGTCATAGTTATCAAATATGTTATGGTCATCTGCTGCTTTGTCAAACTCTTTTAGTTCAAACATAGCTCTCTCTTCATCACGTATCTGAAAGTCGTGAAGAGTGTTAGACCCTACAATACGGTCTTGGAATATTCTGGTTGCTCTGAGTGTAATGTATCTCTTACATACCTCAGGCAAATCATCAAAGTCTAATTGAACTACTACATCTAACTTGGTATTAGCACCAACATTAAACGTGTGGTTCTTTCTGTCATACATCTTCAGACCACGCTGAACTAAGTCAGGGCTGTTTGCCTCTAGTGTAGCGTCTGCACGTAGGATATCTGTACCTAGTACTATCTCGCCATTAGTGTTCTGTGCGTATGCTTTATTTAATTCTGTGTTAAAGTGCCAGCCCATTGACTGCACTTCTCTGTCTACAGTGTTAAGTATAGTCTCTGCTATTTCGGCTTCAACCAGACCAGAGGAAAGGCTGTTGACAGGTGCTTCACCTATCGCAGAGAGCATAGTATTTACTGCGTCTAGTTGTGTTGTTGCCATTTAATTGCCCTTCCACTTCACCTTGTTAGCCCAGTAAGCTGCACTAGTTTCGCCTTTGGCTATGTTCTTACGATGCCTAGCTTTGAACGAGGCTCGTTGGGCTGCTGATTGATTTGTCTTTGCACCTTTTTCACCAAACCTAATTAGCTTGGGTTTGTCTCGTGAGCCAATCAGAACAGCGTGTGACTTGTTACCTTTGGGAGAACGCTTCGGTATACGTAAGCCTTGAAATGTCTCACCTGCGTGTTGTATCGTCATGTCTATCTCCAAATAAAAAAGGAGAGAGGCTCTAGAAACCTCTCCCCCATATTAATTAGGCTTGTGACAAAGCAACACAAGATGCTGGACGCAGGACGTTGTGTCCCATTGCGTACTTAGCAACCATCAGTGTACCTTGACGATTAATCTGGTACTCAGATTCCATGCCCAAGTCGAGCAGCTTAACAGTAGCTACAGCGTCAGGAGTAAACACAAAGCCCTTGAACTTAGCAGCAAGTGCTACCATGTCTGCGCCATCTACGTTAGCAGTAGGCAGGTCATAGTGTGTTGTACGGCCTGAACCAGCAGTGTTAGCTAGTGGAGCATTATCAGAAGTCTTACCTTCGTCAGCGTTACCTGTAGTAAAGTTCTTATACAGGTTAGACACGTTAGCATGGTTAGACATAATGATAGGCATACCAGCAATAGAAGCTACAGTTGCGTTAGCTACTGAGCCATTACCACCAAAGTCACGGTTCATATAGACAAGCTTGTTGCCATCAGTAACATCCATCAACGCATAGTACTGGTCAGGAGCAAGTACAACAACAGCACCATCAGTAGGTACGTTCTTTACTTCCATCTCTTTACGTGCGTCAAAGATAGCTTTAGCAATCTTAGCTGGGTCTGTTGCATCACCAGCAGCAGTACCGATAGTTACGTTATCAGTAAAGTCTTCTTCACCAAATGCCTTATAGTCTTGAACAAGACCAGCAGCACGTGTAGCGTTAGTTGACAGGGCAGCTTTTACCAGCATACGTGCTACGTTACGGTCAGCTTCGTTAGCCAACGCAATACCAGCTTCTTTAGAGTAGATGCTACGTACATCGTAGTGGTTGATAGCTTCGTCAATGTTCGCAATGAACTGAGAACTAATCAGCAAATCGTCAATGGTTACAATGCGTTCACCTGCACGAATGTTACCACCAGTAATCTCATTTCCTGGAGTTAGGTATTCGGCAGTTGCACGTCCTGTCATTGGGAACGATGCTGATTTACCTTTGGAGATAGTGCGAGTACGCACCTTATCCATGATTACTTTCTTTTCCTCAAAGGCGGTCAGGACTTCCCCAGCATATAGCTTAAGGAAGAGGTCACGAACGTCACCTGAGAGGTTATTTTGACCCTGAAAGCTTACGGTGTAAGCAGGGTTTGAAGCGGCTGATGCCATTTTATTACCTCATAAATTAAAGTTAAAGTTAGTGCCTCAAATTTACTGAACTTTCTCCAGCAGATTGTCCCTCGCAAGGGGTCAGGGTTAGTCGTACCTAGTAACTTTGAGATAGGGGATAGCCCCTTATAAATACACCACGTAGATGTACTTATAAGGAGAGGGGGACGAACCCCCTACTCCCATGCAACAATTAGAACAGGCTAGAACGAGCAAGCTTATCAGCTACCTGTTGCCTGTAGGCAGGGTCTTTGCTGTATCTAGGGTCACTCATAGCAGCAGTGAGTTCCGCATTACTTTCAAAACGCCCACCAGAGGATACAG